TCTGCATTTCCCTGAGCTTCGAGCATCCATCTTGCAATCGGGTGGGCCATAGCGCTGTCCCGCATCAGCTTCAACTTCCTGTTGTCATCGTGCGTGATAGGCGTGATTCCTTCAGCCTCGCAGCGCTCGATGAATTCTTTTTCTTTCTCTTTTCCCGCGGTCGTCCTGCGATTCACTTCCGGCCCAATCTGGAAGCGCTTACTGAACTCATCAGGCTCCAGCAGAAGGCAGTGCAGGGCGGTACCTAAATCAAGCGCCGCCGTTTTTTCCTCATCGACAGGGGCATGTTTTCGCCACTGGTAAATGGCAGGGTTTATTGCGATGTCATCCAACTGCGATTTGCTGATGCCAGCGCCGCGGTGATAATCCTCGTTGCTGATGTCGTAATAGATACCCGGCTGCATTAGGCCGCCTCCTGATTTCCATGTTTGTTGCGGTAAATCCCGATCGCAATTTCACGCCGCGCAGCCTTAATCATTGCATCACGTAAAAACGCCTCAGCCGCTTCGTGCTGCTCGTCGTCTTCGTCGAACATCTCTATGGCGGGATAGTCGTAATGGCGCGTCAGGAAGGCGCACAGAGCAGGCATTAACGGGTTTGTCTTATGCTGGTTCATCCGCGCATCGACCTCTGCAGCTATGAACTCAAGTTCGCTCTCCGGCAGGTTGTCGGCGATATCCTGCACCTCGTGCCGGGCTGTTCTGTTCAGTCTCATTGCAAAGCCCTCCGCAGCAGCTGCATCGCCATCGCCCATTTGGCACGGTCGCCGAAAAGATGAGCCTCTCTGGAAAGCTCCTGAGCCTTCGTGAAGTACCGTGATTTCATTGTTATGGTGTCCCTGGCTGATTCAGAGTGTTAAGGAGATTGCGCCAGCCAGTGCGAATGCGACGGACAACGCGGTCGAGTTGAGACGTGTTAAAACCGAAGCCACCCATGTGGGTAGCCCCAGCTAAAGCGAAAGCTTGCATGGGTGATTCCTTGAATTCGGTTAGGTTTGCTGTCAAAAAAATGGCCCGCATTGCGCAGGCCAGAAGGATGTAACGATTCTCTCTCTAAAGCGTATGGTGCGTAGCACCTCAAAGCCGTCTGAGTAGGCGGCTTTACGGTGTCACTCAGCGGGCGGTTCAGGTAAGGGCATCCAGTGGGTTACTGTGTAAGAATGTCCCTTGCCTCTAATAGAGCACCACGCGCCAATGAATTGTTCGTATCCTGAATATCTGGCATTTTCGATATTAAACTTTTCACATACAGGGATTCTTATAAGAACTTCCTGACCGACTTCTGGGTAGCGGTCACTGCACTTAATCCATTCCATACTCATCTCCTGTAGTGGTTACTGGCCCAGTGCCCTTGCAATCACAGCCTCAGCTGCTTCCATCCGGCCCCATGTGGACGATGGCTTGTCCGGTTGCGGATATGTGTGCTTTTTAACGATGGCGACCATCTCCTGAAGCGCCTCAAGCAGCTCAGGAGCTGCGGCTATCAGCTTGGCATTTGCTCTCCTCGTCGATTCGCCATCATGCAGAGATATAAGTGCCACATACTTTCCTGCACATACAACATCCAGCTCTTCATTCACGCTCCAGACGCCTTGGTTACCCTTAAATCCAGTCATCTCAACCTCCTGCTATAAACCCCAGCCCCATCAACACACCAGTCACCAACCAAATGAATATGTAATTACCAGTGCTTATCATGGAGCCTCCAGATATGAAAAAGGCTGCGGGTTAGGCAGCCTCAGATTTCGGTAAATGTTTTTTTGCTTATCCCTTTAGGATTCAGCAGCCAGAATCGAAGTGATCCTTTTTGGTCCCCCGAGCGCTTGAGATGGCGTATGAAGTCAATCCGCTCAGTTCTGGTGCCGGACACTGGATAGCTGTACTCAGTCATTAACTGGTGCCTTTTCACGAGCCTTTTGATTAATCTGTCGCTTCATTTGGGAAACCATGCGCTTTGCCATTTCCCGGTCTTCGCACAGCTCAAAAACAATCCTGTACACCTCTTTGTCGTTCATATTCACCTCGCTGGATAAATGCTCTTGGTTGGTTTTCGATGCCCGGCAGCGTAAATCGCCACATCTGGCAGACATACCGATGTGCTCTCATGCCTGTCACGCAGAGAAGGGGAGATGCAGGCCTTCTCTACTCTCTGGCTGCAGCTGGATAAGGTGCTGACGATGCGGCGCTCGAAGCCCTGCTGTTGCAGCTTCATGGCCCGATGCTCTACTGCGCGTTGGAGCTTCTTGCGTTGTTTGTTGTTCATGTTGCCTCCGGTAATTGGCTTAGGTGATTGGATGGCCGGTGCTGATTTCCGGCATAAGGCGCTTGTTCGGCGGCATCGAGCTTGCTTATTCGCTTGAGCCATCCTTGTGAGTCAGCCACGTCCCACTGCGCATCAGCCTGCGCGTTCATCCAATCCCAAAGCCAACTTCACTTTGGTGAGACCGAATCAGTCTCAATCTCTATTGTTAAAGAACCCGCCACTCCGTTCCCTGTGGCCTGCCAGCGTCCTGCTGATGGGATAGATATTATGCGTACAGCGCATATGCGTCAAGCGCATAATTGATTTGGTGTGTCTGTTTTTCATCGATATTTGGTTATGTGTTTGAAACAGAAATGGATTTATTTTTAAGCGGGATATGTTGCAGGCACAAAAAAGCCCGCACGTGGCGGGCTAATTTGCGAAAGGGGAGGTTATCCGTGACGGCGGTATTGCTGGGATTGGCTAAGCATCACGCGCCCGGCAACATGAAGCATATCCATTTCTTCAGCGGATATAGTCCATTCGCGATAGCGCGGGTTGTCCGATATGACGATCAGTTCGCTTTTAACCTTCTGCAGGCGCTTAACAAACATGTCGCCGTTGTAGTCAAAGACATAGATACCGTCACCATCGAAGCAGCTCACAGCGACGTCGACAAAAATCAGGTCGCCTGGCTCAATAGTGCCTTCCATACTGTCACCACGAACGTTAATAAGCTTCACGGATGACTCCGGCCGGTTACCGAATATGACCCTCGCTTGATCGGGAACATATTCAATAGACCTTATGACTTCAACGACGTCCTTCGAGGGTGAACCATCTCCGGCGCTTGCTGAAACATCAAGAACATCAATCCTGTACACATCTTTTCTCCCCTTTTTTATAATGGAACCGATACTGTATGAATCTACAGTATCATTGGCTTCATTGGAAGAGAATAGCTCAGATACAGGAACTGCGAGAGCTTCCGCAATCTTATGTATAAGGGAATCGCTGTAACCCTGCATTCCACGCTCAAGGCGTGACAGGTTGCCCACGTCGCTATCCACACGCAACGCGAGTTCTGTCAGGGTCATCTTATTCGCTTTGCGAATCTGTCTAATCTTGTCGCCTATTTTCATGGCGTGTATTCAACCTTTTTTATGCGTGACACGCAAAGCGCCTTGCGCATATTTTACAATTCGCATATTATGCGTATAGCGCATTTAGGAGGTGCATTATGCCAACACCATTAAGGAAAATGCGTGTAGAGAAAAAGCTGACAATTTCCGAGGTAGCCATCGCAACGCAACTTGACGTTGGAAACCTCAGCCGGATTGAAAGGGGAATTCAGGTTCCCTCTCTCGAAACGGCAGAGAAGTTGTCCCGGTTCTTCAAAGGGAAGATCACCGAAATGCAGATTCTCTATCCGCAGCGATACATGAAGTCAGCCGACACAGCGGCTTAAGCAACACCGCTCTTTATCAATCTGACCGGAGGCTGTTTCGGCCCCCAAAAACCGAAGTGACTTGCTCACCGCAATGTCACGCAATCATTTACCTACAAGGAAATTATCAATCATGGAACAAGCAAGAAACAGCAAGTTGATCAACGAAGTAGAAACCGAATTACGCAGCCGCCTGACACACAAAGGGCAGCGCGTTCTGGCTGATGAGGCCGGATGGCATGAATCGAAGGTAAGCCGCTTAAACCTGCGCGATATGGCGACGGTTTTCGTGCTGCTGGAGAAGGTGTGGGAAACGAGCCTGATAGCAGAGGTTGCCCGACAAGCGGTAGCAGCTGCGATGGGAAAAGAAAAGGCCCCGAGCGCTGGAACGCTAGAGGCCTGATGCACGAATCATACTGGATCAACGTACAGGAGTAATTATGAGTTCTTTATTATCGCTTTACAAGGCAAAAGAGAAAAACGGCACGGAAACAACGGTCAAGAAAACCTTTCTGGTACCGCTGGCAGAGCTTTACGTCGAGCCGGGTTACAACGTGCGCGAAATCGACCAGGAGCACGTCGCTGAATTTCGTGATGCATTCATTGCTGGTGAGTTTGTGCCACCACTGGCGGTTCAGGTTACAGAGCAGGGCATCAAGATTATCGACGGTCACCACCGGTATTACGGCGCAAAAATGGCGTCTGAAGCCGGGCATGAAATACCACGCCTTGAGTGCAAAGACTTCTCAGGTTCCGAAGCTGATCGCATCGCATTTATGGTCACCAGTTCACAGGGTAAGGCTCTGTCTCCTCTGGAACGTGCGGCGGCATATCAGCGCCTGCTGAATCAGGGCTGGACGCCTGCTGAGATTGCCAAAAAGGTTAAGCGCTCACCGGCAGATGTAGATCAGCATCTTCAATTGATGGAGTGTGGCGAAAACCTCATCGCAATGGTGAAGGCAGGTGAGGTAGCCCCAACCACCGCAGTTGCGTTATCACGCGAACATGGCCCGAAAGCAGACGCTGTTGCACAGGCACAAATGCAGAAGGCCAAAGCCGCAGGTAAAACGAAACTGACGCGTTCTGCGGCCATTCCTCAGTTCAGCGCATCAAAGGCACGCCGCCTGGCTGAATTGCTGGTTGATGCAGAGTTTGATCGGGATGGTGGTTTCGACAGCCTGATTCTCTCTCATGGAACCACTGAAGAGATAAAGCGGATTCTCGCTGATTATCGCTCTGGGATTAATTCTGACGGGGGCGGCGATGAATCTTGCGCATGACAACGTATCACCAATCAGGCCCGCTCTCAGGGCCGTGGAGCAACGTGTGGCAGATACAGACGATGGATACACGCGTCTGGCAAACGAGCTGTACGAAGAGCTGATAGGTGCCAATCTGACCAGGAATCAGGCGAAGGTTGCGCATGCTGTTTGCCGGAAAACATACGGCTTCAACAAGAAGATGGATCGCATTGCTGATAGTCAGATTAGCCAGCTCACCAAACTGCCCAGGCAGAAGGTGAATAAGGCAAAAAACGAGTTAATTCATATGTGTGTTCTGGTCAGGGAAGGCATGCTAATTGGACCAAACAAGAACCTCACGGAGTGGCAAATTCCTGAGTGTCACCAAGATGGTGTCACTGTCACCAAAGCAGTGACAAAAAGTGTCACCAAAACGGTGACAGGGTTGTCACCAAAACAGGGACACACAAAAGACACTATTACAAAAGACAAGAAAGACATTAAATCTACGTCAGAGAATTCTGCCGAATCCTCCGACACATCCCTGAAGAATCTCCCGGTTATTCGGCCAGAAGCAGCAACCCACTCACCGAAAGGCGACAAGTGGGGAACAGCTGATGACCTGAAGGCAGCTGAGTGGATATTCACCAAAGTGCAGATGGTTACCCCAACAGCACAACAACCCAACTGGCCCGCCTGGGCTAACGACATCCGCCTGATGAGAGGCGCCCTTGAGGTAACGCATCACGACATCTGCGAAACCTTTAAGTGGGCCAACGCCGATCACTTCTGGCAGAGCAACATCCTCAGCCCTGCAAAACTCCGCGCTAAGTGGGACACACTCCGTGCGCAGATGAGCCAGCCAGGGCGCAACCGGCAGGCAGTAGCTCAGCAACCCGCTCAGCACTGGAACAGCCGCGAAGCCTGGGAGAATGAATTCCTATGAGAAATCTCGTATCAGCAATTCAGAATCGTGATGCAGGCGCACTGGCTCGCATTGCAGGAGATGGGCCGCGTCCGGTTGAGCGTGGAGTGCACGAAGACGTTGAGCGCCTGGTAGACGCCCTGTTTTCAAACCTGAAGCAGGTCTTTCCGGCGTCGGTAAGCACTGCATGGCGCAACCCGAATGACGAAGCCGCAGCAAAGCGCCAATGGATCGCCGCGTTTGCAGAGAATGGTATCCACAACAAGCAGCAGCTATCAGCAGGCATGAAACTGGCCCGCGCCAGTGGCTCGCCGTTCCTGCCATCACCCGGCCAGTTTATCGAGTGGTGCAAGCAGGGTGAACACCGCGCAGCCGGTCTGCCAGCCGATGAGGAGCTGTATGACATGTTCCGCCTGTACTGCCGGGACCGTGGCATGTACGACAGCAGCGAAGAGTTCCCATGGGAAAGCCCGGCCTGTTTCCACATGGTGACTGCGGTCTACAACCAGATGCGATCATTCAACCTGGCCGACTCAGAGTGCCGCAAACGCCTGGGTGATGAGCTGCGCAAGATGTCCCGCCGCATTGAAGCTGGAGAAGTCATCCCGCCGCCGCGCAAGCAGATCCCACAACTCCACATCCCGACCGGCAACGAAAAGGCACTGGATCATCTCGCTGATATTCGCCGCCGCTTTGGTCTGAAAGGTGGCCGCCATGACTGAGATGAACCGCATACGATTTGAACGCCTGTATCGCAGCGTGCACGGCGATAAAGACAACCTGACCAGATCACACCTTGGATATCAGAATGCCACGGTAGACCGGGCGTTTTTCTTCTGGCTTGAGGGAAGGGAGAGCGCAGCATGACACAGGTAATTCAACTGGTAATCACACCGCCACTGATGCGTCAGGCCCGCAACATGACGCTGGCAATCATCGACCTGGCTAAGAAGCGCGACCTGACGCCGGAGCAGTTCCGGGACCGCCTGCACGCTATCGACATGCTGGCGCGTGAGGCACACGACACGATTGTAGATGCTGAGTTTGAGCAGCAGGACAGGAGTCACCAATGAAAAAACTAACCGCTGAGAAGTGCAGAGAGCATATCGCGCGGCTGAAGAGATATGAGATGGAAAGCCTGTATCAATTTCCATTCGAAATCGACATGCGCGAAGCATTCGAGATTGCACTCCCCATACTGGAGCAGCAGGAGCGGGGATGCCAGAAGTGCGGCGGAACCGGCGAGATGGACAGCGGAGGAACTCAACCTTGGGGCGATCAAATACTCGTTGAATGCGACTGCCAGTTTGAACAGCAGGAGCGGGGTGATGGCTGGATTGAGTGGTCCGGCGGAAAGCGGCCAGTACTTTCTGGCAAGCAAGTTGAGGTTAAATTTCGCGGCGGGGAGGGGTGTATCGCTTTGAGCGGTGAATTGGACTGGAGAGATACAGAGTCATGCGGGGACATCATCGCCTACCGCATCATCCCGGAGCAGCCCACCAATCAGAACGGAGAGCAGTGATATGGGTGACTGGATTAAGTGCAGTGACCAAACGCCCCGTGACAGGCAAGCGGTAATCATCAGCGATGGTCATGACGTAGGAGTATGGCGCTGGCGTGGGTTCTGGCCGAACCGGGAAGGTGACAGCTGCTCAGTAGAGCATAGCGCGACAACATTGCTGGGGCCGATTACACACTGGCAAGCACTCCCACCACCACCGGAGGAAGCATGACAAACAACGATGAGCTGGAAAGGGCGCAATTTGAGGCTTGGATCATGAACTGGTGGCCGCAAACTAAAGGCAACCTTTCTTTCATTGACGGCAATTACACAAACAACTTTGTGGATTATGCATGGCAGGGATGGCTGGCCCGTAGCAAGCAGGAGGCGGCATGACAAACAGAGAGCAGTTTGAAGCGTGGTGGAAATCCGAGGAGCATGACCTTCACCATAATCCGCACAGCCCCTTTAAACGATTTGCATGGGACGCGTGGCAGGCATCACGTGAGGTAATAGAAATCGAAGTTCCCTCATCAAAGCACGAAGAAGGTTCTGACTATTGGTTTGACGATACCTTTCAGCCTCTGCGTTATGAGCGTGACATTGAAAGAGAAATCGAGCGACACGGACTTAAGGTGAAATCATGAACAACGTAATCCCCTTAAAACGCTCTGAGCACGTCATATCAGATGCTGAACTGGACATTCTGGCTTTAGACCTTGCACGCATGGCGAGGAAGTACGGTGATTTCCAGTCACTGCCGGCCATGATTCGCAAAACCCTTAGCGACGCATTAAAGCGAGACAAGCGCGATGGAGAAGACAACATCCCCCCTGCGGGATGACTGCGCGTGGAGAAATTGCATCAACTATTTAACATTGAAATATAAGGTTATTTTGTAACTTTCTTAGTAAAAATGCATCGGCGTCCTGAGACGAGAAATTAGCTATGGAGAAACAAACATACCTGCTTCGTAATAACAGCGTCCGACAGAACTGCATCAGCGCCATCCAGCAACTCCCCGCCAATCCCGACAAACCTCTGCAGGTAACCATCCAGGAAGACACCAGAAGCCTTGCGCAAAACCGCATGCTTTGGGCCTGCCTGCATGATGTATCAAGCCAGGTGGTGTGGTACGGCAGAAAACTTAACCCGGAATGCTGGAAGCATATTTTCAGCGCCAGCCTGAAAGGGCAGGAGACGGTGCCGGGCATCAATGGCGGCTTTGTAGTCCTCGGGAAATCAACAAGCAAAATGCGCGTCAGTGAGATGCGAGATTTAATCACATTAATCCATGCATTCGGTGCCGAGCAGAACGTCAGGTTTAGCGACGAGTCAGCGCGTGCGGCTGAATGGGCAGGAAGATTCGGGAGTACATCATGAAAGCTATTTCAATCCGTCAGCCATGGGCCTGGCTCATCGTCAACGGCTACAAAGACATCGAAAACCGTACATGGCGCACAAAGTATCGTGGGCCAGTGTTAATCCACGCAGGTCAGACGATGTTCAAAGAGGACTATCTGATGGCCAGTGAAATTGCCAGCCTGGCAGGTGTCCAGATTCCCCTGCCTGATGCGCTTGAGAAAGGTGGCATTGTCGGTATCGCCACCATCACTGGCTGCGTGGATGAAAGCCCGTCGCCGTGGTTCTTCGGGCCAAAGGGTTTCACCCTGACTGATGCGAAGCCGCTTCCGTTCGTACCAATGAAAGGCAAACTGAGTTTCTTTGAAACTGGCATAGAGCCACCAAAGGGGGCTGAAGCATGAGCAAAATCAAAGCAGCATTGCTGGGCATTCTCTCTGACGGTAAATGGCATCAGACGTCAGAGCTGATAGGGCCGGTATGTAAGTCATGCCGCACTAATCGGGCCAATGTGTCTAACACTCTCAGCACCCTCTGTGGCGGTCATCATATCGTAAAGGAGCACATCACCGGCGCAAAACACAATTCATGCCGCTACAGGCTGGCAAACGAGCAGGCTGGATTTGGCGTCAGCCCGGTCATGGCAGATTTCAATCAGCTACTGAGAGCCGCAAGGGGGCATCATGCGCCGCACTAAATCGCTCTGGGAGAGGATGGAGAATCACGCCGTCTACCACACCAAATCACGCCGCAAGAAACCCACCACAATTCCCGCAGCCAGCCAGGTTAACTCGTTCGATTATGTCGGCGGACTGGTGCAGGCCAAATGGAATCGACTGAGGAAGACGCGATGAAAGAACGCTGCTGCCGCTGTCACATAACACTCACCTCAGAAGACAAGTATCACTACGGGGCTAACTGTGAAGCCTGTAATACGGACTATCTCTATGAAGAACACGAACGGGACCAGCCAATCAAATCCGCCTACTGGCGATGGAGAGCAGTGTGCTTCTGTGTGCGCTTTCTGTTCTGCGGCGCTGCCAGAGTCGGTGGTTTATTGCTGCACAAGCTGCGAAATAAACCTGATGCAGGATCTCAATTACCGGATGTGCGGAGAGGTGAATGATGCTGACCTTTAAACACTTTTGCGATCGACCTACATGGGCCGCAGCCGCGGGCTATAGATTCAATTTTATCGACTGCCTTTCGCAGGCAATGGTGAGAATGAATATCTGTAGTGGAATAAAAGATGTTCTGCTCGAAATCCCCGACCTCGAATTGAGAGAGGCCTGGTATAAGCTTCCAGTCTGTCTGCTGGCAATTTGCTTGGCAATATCGTGGCCGCTGATTTTCTGGATTTTCGGCATCATCACTTATGCGCGCTGCATTCACGCTAAAAGGAAATATGCCGGAACAAAGAGTGATGTAGTTCAAAAAAATCTGCGCGTATGGCTTTACCAGTTCGACAGGGGGCGTCATGGCTAAAGGCATAAAGCCGCCGAAGCCGAAGAAATGCCCCATCTGCACTACCGAATACATCCCCCGAAGTTCTCTCCAGAAAGTCTGCCACAACTACAAATGCGCCATGGAATTCAACCGACAGGTTGATGAGCGTAATGCTGCGCGTGAAATACGTAAGCAGGAACGCCTACAGCGCGATGATTTGCGGCAACGAAGGGAAAGGCTTAAGGGTAAATCGGAGTGGGAGAAAGAGGCTCAGGCGGCGTTTAACAGGTACATCAGATGGCGCGATTTCGGTAAGGACTGCGCAAGTCATGATGGCCCACTCATCAGCAACAGTAACTATCTCACCGGCAGCGCTGTAGATGCCAGCCACTACCTCTCCCGTGGTGCGCGATCCCACCTCAGATTTAACGTTTTCAACGTCCACTCTGCTTGCACCAAGTGCAACAGGCAATTAAGCGGCAACGCAGTTGAGTTCAGGATTCGGCTGATTCAGCGCATAGGGCTTGAGCGCGTAGAGCGGCTAGAAGCAGACAACACACCACGCAAATTCGATATCGAGTACCTGAAGCGAGTGAAATCCATATTCACGCGCCGGGCACGCCATTACGAGAAATTGCGTAAACGTCAGATGGAGTATGCAGCATGAAACCAATCGATCATTACCGGCTGGCTATGTACCTGCACAGCAAAAAGCAGCTCGAATCCCGACTAAATGAAATTCACGCCAAGATTGAGCGCGTCCAGTATCAACCCCAGCGCAGACTGCCATTAAGCCAGCGCATCATGAATTGGTGGTTCGCATGACCGAATACCTCAGAGAGAAGTGGCAGAAGCTCCGCATTTACAAAAGGCGCGGCGGCTTTGCAGTGGATTACCGGATACTCAGGAACACGGCGAAGATGATGGGGGTGAAGCATGCGCATTGAGCGTGACTATCAGCAAATCGTCAGGCTGTCAGGTGTCAGAACAGCAGCGGACATGCGCCGGTTATTCGGCAATGGCTGGAAGACCATCAACAAATCGCAGCAGGCATGGGTCAGGCATCTTCTGGGCGTATGGGGCGATCACCTCGGTGGCGAAGACTACGACCGTGCAGAGGTTAACGTAATTGGCCGCCTGATGATGCGCTGCGAATGGAGTGAGCAGAAGGGCAAGCAGATAGAGAAAATCGTGTCACAGCTGCATTGTGAGGGGCTGCGTGGTGAAGAGTTATTCCGCAAGGCGCGTGACCTGCTTATCCCTCAGTCATCAACGGCAAACATCATCGCTCTCGCCAAAGAATCAGATGATGCCGCCTTTGTTGAATCAGTCATGGTAAAGACATTCGGAAGGGATAACCCGCTTCGGAACGTAGCCAGATTACGATACTGCAAGCGCAAGAGCGTGCAAAATATCGGCTCATCCCTGATTTATTACTGCAGCATCTCACCGAAAGAGGCCCGCAACAGAATGGAATGGGCGATGGATATCATCGAAGGAGAAATGTTTTACGCAATTAAGCGAGAAATGGAGAAGGAGATTCTTAAAATTGCAGCGTAATAGTGAGGTATAGCACAAATTGACAAAGACAAAGGGCATGTAACCTGGCACATTAACGGCATGATCGGGAAGTGAAGCGAACAGATCGCAGCTTTACAGGTCAGTTGCATAAATGTGGATGCCAAAGAGCCTCGCGACCTCACCAGTCGGCGGGGCTTTTTTATTGGCTTATCCCCGACAAGGGATAGAGAAAGTCTTATCCCTGATACAGGATAAAAAATTTAACCCTGTTGCCGACGGGCAAGGCACTTACTGCTTTTGCGGCAGGGTTATTTTTCAAAAATATCGACCTCCAGTAAACAAAAATGTTGACCAGGTAAGCATAAATGTTTACTATAGCTTCATGTTCAACAGACAGGAGGAGTAGTGAAGCAAAGCGAGTTCAGGCGGTGGCTTGAATCTCAGGGAGTCGAAGTTTCAAACGGTACTAACCATCTGAAGCTGAGATACAACGGGAAGCGAAGTGTAATGCCGAGGCATCCCGGCGCTGAGTTAAAAGAACCACTGCGTAAGGCCATAATGAAGCAGTTAGGCCTGAAATAATTAACCAGCCCTCAGGGGCTGGTTCTCGCGGAGTTTCACTAAGACGATATGCGATACCCGATTAATCTTGAGCCGTGCGACGGCGGATATGTGGTTTCGTTCCCGGATATACCGGAGGCGCTGACTCAGGGCGATACCCGTGAGGAGGCGTTAGAGATGGGGCTGGATGCGCTGGTTACTTCATTTGATTTCTACTTTGAAGATAACCAGCCTGTTCCGGCGCCTGGTCCGGTGACCGGGGATTTTGTAGAGGTTCCGGCGAGTGTGTCGGCGAAGGTGCTACTGCTAAATGCTTTCCTTGCTTCCGGCTTAACTCAGGTTGAGCTGGCTTCACGCATGGGAGTTAAAAAGCAGGAGGTGACGCGCATCTTCGATCTGCACCACTCGACCAAAATAGATACTGTTCAGAAGGCGCTCTCAGCGCTGGGCAAGCGACTTGAATTAGTCGCTGCCTGACAGGCACCAATAAATTCAAAGGCTCACTTCGGTGGGCCTTTTCTGTTTTCGCCCCTGCCAATCAACTTCGACTCTCACCCTTTCCTGTGTGGCAGCGGGCGCTTTTTTCTACGGTGGATATCCGCAAACGCGGGATTCTCATTGTGATCAACTAAGGCTGCGTCGGGCATTAGACGGCGGGAAGGCTCGGGAAGGTTTCTCAGGTGACAGTGGGAAGTTTAACCGGGCTTGTTCTGTTCACAATGTCATCAATTCCTAAACAGGATAAGTCCCCGTATCAGGGGGTAGGAATGCGTCGCATGCCATATAAATCAGATCCGGGCTTATTCGCCGCCATGATCGCCCTGGGGATGACAGTCCTCGGGTCGATAGCAGCATACGCCTACAAGGTATTAAGCGGGGACGCCTTCAGTTGGCGCACCCTGTGTCTTCAGATGATCGTCT